CTTAATGTAAAGCTGACTCCTGCACCTGCATCACTTACAAACTCAAGATTGTTGATTGTTACCACATTACCCAAAATACTTTGCATTTTTGTTAAAAATACCATTGCTAAAGTAAAGTCGTCAGGTTCACCGGGAGTCAAGATAATGTTGTTGTCTAGCGCACTGAGAGAGGCAGGCCAATCGTTTTCATGCCAAAGATTAACTGCTATACTGTCATTTACCACCATAGCCAGCCAATGGTCTAACTTGTTCATGGCTTGGTTTTGTAAATGTGTTTCTGATGATGCTAGTAAATCAATCTCCACAGACAGTCGGCAGTGCGCACTTTCAAGTTGACTTTCGGATACTAGAAATAGGTGAAAACTTCTTTGGAGTCGAGTTATTATCATCTTTGTTTTCCTGTGGAAGAGGATCAGTTTCCAACACTACGCCGCCTGTTTCCTGCTGACCGTGTAAACGTCGTTCACGTTCCTGTTCGTAATGTTGCAGCAGTAAATCCAGTTGATGTAAAACAGGTTCTTGAACACCCATGCGACGTGCAGACCAAAATCTGCTAGTCAACTGAGCTAGTTGTTTTTCCAGTTCATCATCACTTAGATCATTAATATCAGGCGCTAGAGGATGGCTCATAGCTTATGATATTAAAATAATATCAAGATGTCTAGAATCAAGGAATGATATCTACGCCAGTTGCCACAAAGCTTGAAGTTCCACCTGCACTAGTTACACGTACTTGATCACCATCATCCAAAAACAAACCTGCAAATGCAATACAACCATTGCCAAGAATTCGTGTTTGATATGCAATGTAGTTGGGAGGTGTAGTATTTGCTGTGCCTTCAGGAACAAGCGCCACACTGATTTCATCTTCACCGGTGCTGTGATTAGCCACGAACACAGTAAGCTGAGCATTGTGACCAGATACTACTGTGAAAAGATTTGTGTCTACCCCAGCAGCGGGATATTGTTGTGCAAATATTCTGGGAGTTTGTGTTACCATGATATTATTTATTAAGCAGATGTGCCATCAATAATCAAGCCCCGTGCAGCTAGCTCAGTTAGCAAACTGGCAAGTGCAGCAACTCCACCGCGGCTGCCTGTAATAGTGGGCTGACCACCCACTGTCAAGTTGCCAATAATCGTGACATTGCCCTCAACATACAAACGGCTTGTGGGGCTGGCATTGCCAATGCCCACATCGCCAGTTACAGGCAATATAGTAATAGCTTGGCTGCCATCTTGCATGCCACTAGCTGGACTTTCACCCACATGCAAGCTTAGTTCACCTTGTCGGCCCAGTCTCAAACCACCAGCGTAGTTGTTGGTATTTTCCACAATCCAGCTCACGCTGGCATTTGCTTGACTGGTTCTAAATCTCACCCCCACGTCAGTGTTATCCAAGGTGCTGGTAAATCTAGCTACATCGTAGTTGCCGCCCTCAACATCAAATGTAAACTCGGGATTTTTGCCAATACCTACCTGTCCTTGATTGTCAATGTAAAGGAAAACGTTGCCACCACCGCCAATATTCACAAACTGAGTGCTAACAACATGCAAGTTATCAGCTTCATTGCTGATTGTGGAGTTGCCAATGAAAATATTGCTAGGTAAATCCAAACTACCGCGAGGAAATGGTGTGTTTATACCCACACGGGCATTACCACTATCAAAATAGATGTCGCTACAAGCAAAAATCCCTGAGTTATTGTATATCAAACTGTAGTTGTTGCCCAATATACCTACATTGGTATAAACTACCATGGCATTAATAGTAATGGGGTCACTACCACTGTCTATTAATACAGGATCGCTAACTACACCACCAGCAAACTGAATAGTTTTGCTTTGAATATTTTCAATCTCTTGTTTGATCGTGGCAAAGTTGTCGCGGAAACCGCGACTGTCTTGATCAATACCCGGAATGGGAAAGTTGGGGTTGACGTTGCTACCTACAGCCATGATAATATCCTATTTTGGATATTTATTTAAGAAAAATAGATTTATACGTTAGTTGTTATAGCTGCACTGGCACTGTAACCAGCTGAGATTGCAGTCCAGCTTAGGCCTGCTTGACTTGGTATCAATATAGGCGATGATTTGCTGACTGTAGTTGAATCGCCTAGTTGACCTCCTGCATTATATCCCCAAGCATATAAACTTCCTGTTAATGTCAGGGCTAGTGAAAAGTCTATCCCGGCTTTAATAGCCGTCCAACTTGTGCTGGCCGGTCCTGATACTAAAATAGGTGATGATTTGCTTGCAGTAGTGTTATCGCCCAGTCTACCAAATGTCCCACGTCCCCAAGCATATAATATACCTGTAGTAGTTATTGCTAGAGAATGCTCTTGCCCACCTGAAACTAACAGCCACGATGTAGAGGCTGGTCCCGATACCAAAACTGGTGACGACTTTGTTGCGGTAGATAAAATACCCAGTTGTCCATAAAAATTGTTCCCCCATGCCCACAACTCACCTAATGTAGATATTGCTAGGGAATGCTCATTCCCACAACCAATAGTAACCCAACTAGTTGTTGCAGGCCCTGATACTAAAACGGGACTAGAAACATTTGTGCCAGAGTTGTTGCCTACATTGCCATTTACATTGCTGCCCCAACCATATAACTGACCAGTTGATGTGATTGCCAAAGCAAAACCTGCACCTGTAGCTATGCTTGACCAACTTGTATTTGCAGGACCAGATACCAATACTGGTGAAGATTTGTTGATAGTTGATAAATCTCCCAGTTGTCCACTACTATTACCACCCCATGCATATAATTGGCCTTGTGTTGTTATAGCTAAACTATATCCACCTCGGGCAGAAACTGCTGTCCAAGAACTAGTCCCTAACTGCTGGGGTGAGCTTGTTCCTGCGGGAATACCTAAAACTTCTGAACCATTACTTCCCCATCCCCACAGCAAGTTGTTGCTAGTCAAAGCCCAAGTTCCATTTGCACTATTTAAACCGCTTACTGCTATCCAAGATGTTGCAGCAGGACCGCTTACTAAAATTGGAGATGACACTGAAGTTAATGTGGTATCACCTAGCTGCCCATTGTTGTTCCTGCCCCAAGCATATAAGCGGCCTGTTGTTGCTATAGCTAGTGAATGTTGACTCCCAGTAGACAAACTTGACCAACTAGTGCTTGTGGGACCAGAAACTAAAACTGGTGAAGATTTATCTACAGTTGTTAAATCACCCAGTTGTCCATTGCTATTACCACCCCACGCATATAACTGATTTGTTGTTGTTATTCCTAGTGTGTGGAATGCCCCACCTTTTATAGCTGACCAACTAGTCGCAGCAGGCCCAGACACTAATTCAGGTGCAGCACGATTGTTTGTTAGCAATATACCCAATTGACCATTGAAGTTATTGCCCCAAGCATATAGTTGCCCAGTTGTTGTTATTGCTAAGGAATGGTTGTCTCCTGCACCTAAAGTTGCCCAACTGGTAGTAGCTGGACCAGAAACTAGAACAGGTGAAGATCTAGTAGTGGCTGTAGTGTCGCCTAGTTGATTTGAGCTGTTAGTTCCCCACGCATATAATCTACCATCTGTTGTAATAGCTAAAGAATGCAGAAGACCTGCTGCCACAGCACTCCATGAACTAACTGATCCTGCTCCGGCAACTAATACAGGAGAAGAAACGTTGCTTGTGCTATTGTTGCCAACTTGTCCGTTAAAGTTGTAACCCCAGCCGTATATCTTACCAGTTGTTGTAATACCCAAGGCGTGACTAGCACCTGCTGCTATTGCAGCCCAACTAGCACCTGTAGGTCCTGATACTAATACAGGGGACGATTTACTTACTTGTGAACGATCACCTAGCTGACCATAAATGTTGTTGCCCCATGACCACAAAGTTCCATCAGATTTTATTGCTAATAAAAATGCTCCGCCAGCAGATATCTGTGCCCATGTTGTGTTTCCTGTTACGTTTAATGGTGAAGCTCTATATGTTGTTTGAGTTCCTTGACCTAGTTCACCATTAGCATTATAACCCCACGACCATAAACTTCCATCAGTTCTTAACGCAACTGCAAAATTGCTAGCCAACTCTACTTTTGACCAACTGACGCTGGCATTTGTTACTAGAACAGGAGAAGATGTGCTTGTAGTTGTATTATTACCCAAAATGCCAGTTGTATTATTTCCCCATGCGTATAGCCCAGGCCTTGGTGTTTGCTGTAATAACAAACCTTGTCTAAATAGCATTACAGAATTTCCTTAACTGCTTGGACTCTCGGGCCATGTAACTTGACTGATATCTGTCATCATTTCATATGGAGGGTTGCTATACACATCAACTATTGCACGTAGTTGACGACGATATTCCAGCCAACTGTTGTTCCATTCTTGGGTGTGTTCACTTTGCACATCGTCCAATCGTGTCCAATCGCATTGTTGTAAACGTATCTGTCGTTGTTCCTGCAACTGACTTAAAAAACTTTGGCGTTCATGCTGAAATACCTGTTCTTGCGTAATAGGTTGAGGACTAGGTATAATAGGAGCTTGTTGCAGAATTACCTGTTGGTTGGCGTCAAAAGAGTATTCTATAGGCCCATATGTTTCAGTAAGTGGATTGCATGGTTGCGTGATATTTACAACTGGATACCAGCTTAGAGCCAAAAGCTCTTGTGGTTTATCGTGTAAAAGATA